ACGGGAATATCTGCGGCAGCGGGCTTGTAATGGGTTAAGTGATAACAGATGTCTGGAAATATAGGGGCAAATCCACTTAAGTACATTCGGGAAATAGAACTGCTGCGAACCGTACGCATCATAAACAGCCATAGAGTGGCCTTGCACAGTTACGAACTTGGCAATCTGTCCGTTATATACCGGATATCCAGCAGCATTAATGATGATTGGTTGCGAAACAGGAACGTGAGAGCCGTCTTCGTTCTCTATATAAACCTGAATCTGGTTTTCAGGATTTACCGGGTCAGTGTCAATTTTTCCGATATAAATTTTGCCATTGGCAACCGCTTTAAAAGAACGCGCCATAGTGAAGAGTTGCGAAGGCATGCTTACCACAACATTTGCGGTGATATCTGACATTTCATTGCTCCAGACGAATGATATGATGCAACCATGATGTGATTGCATACCGAAATGGTACTATTGAGTATTTATCCAGTAAGTTACGATGCCATTCCACCCAACTGGTGAGGCATCAAGGATGTACAGCAAATACGACGAGGCGCAGTTTCACTTGAGACTTCCGCATGAACTTCACGCGAAAATTAAACAGCGCGCGAAGATGAATAACAGGTCGCTGAACTCAGAGATAATTGCAGCGATTGAAGAATCGTTGGCTAAACAAAGCTCTGCATCAGTTTACATTGACGATGCAGAGCGTATGGCAGAACAACAATCTGATATGGTTAAGAAAATTGTCTTTGATACGCTCAAGAAGCTATATAAAAAAGACAGCAGATAACCATCCATTACGGAGGATTTATGCAAAGAGATATGCTGAATATTGCGTTCTACATATTTGGTTTTTGCACGTTCCTGGTGTTTGCGAAGCTATTCTGACAACGCATCAGACTTAGCCCCCTGCGTCAGAGCGTTAATGGCCTTTTGCGCCTGCTGCATGGCTTTCTCAAACGCTGTTGATCCGCGTGGGGTGTTTGCCATTCGGAGCATTGCATTTCTGAATGGCTCACTCTCATAGGCGCGAGTAAGAAGTCCGTAGCTTACTGCTGCGCCAGTTGTCGCAGGGTTCATTGCTGTCCCATATCCGATAATGAACGGGATGGTTTGCTGCCCTGTTGGTGTTGTTACTGCCGCTTTTGCAGCCTGCTGCGTGGATTGCAGGTAGTTTTTCAATCCTTTCAGATAAGCAGCGTCCTGCCCCTTAAATGTGATGCCAGTCTGGTTTTGCAGGATGTTAAGCTGTCGAAGGAACTGGTCAGGGGATCCGCCAGATTTCTCCATCGCCTTCCCAATGATGCCATTGCGCATTTGCGCCCTGCCAACACGACCAACTGAGTTATACAGCGTCTTAATTTCCGATTTGTTCTTGCTGAATAGCATGTTGTTGACAACTTCCGGTGTCAGGTCGCCTTTCATGAGAACATTCTTCAGCCTGGTATTCTTTAGTTTCGCTGCTTCGTCAGCGTAGACGGCATTGGCCTGCTGATATTTACGGAGAGTATCATTGCCAAGATTCTGACCAATGGCACCATTGATATCGTCTGTCATCGCCTTGTAAACGCGCTGAATGGCGGCATCGGAGCGGTTTGGTAACACTGGTCGCTCACCCTTCACGTCCATTCTGAACTGGCTGCGTAGATCGCTTAATTGCTTCAAATCCAGATTTACCGGACCATCAGGACCAGCATTGCGAATAAGCTCATCACGATAGGATTGAAGTTTTGAAATCGTCTCGTTATCAGCGACCTTACCAAGCTTCTGCAGGTTAGATATCTCAGTATCTATCTGCTGAATTGCTCTGGCAGGTTGAATGTTGATTCCTGCCATTGCATTCTGTACCTGCTCCAGTCGATTACCGGCGGCACGACGAATTCCTGATGTTTTCGCTTTAAGGCTGTCAATAACAACCGCTGGATCATACTCACCGAATTTATCGGCAAATCTCTGCACCAACTGGCTTCTCGCTTCCTGTTGCGTTGCTCTCATTCCGCTTGTGCCAGCCAGAGGGATATTTTCTGCTGTAGTCTGCGCCATTTTTCCGACGCGGGAAGTGGGTTGTAACAGGTCTGTGGTGTGCAGAGGAACTCCTTCACGCTCTGCAAATCTGATAGCCTGCTGCGCTTCTGGCGCGATAGCACCACGAACGCCACGATAAGCAGCACCTAATCCACGTCCGGCAGCGTTAATAGCACCGCCAGCAAGTACACCAACGCCTAAATCGGTGGCGAGTGCTTCCGCATCATCTTTCGCACTATTTGCAGCAAGTGATCCAACTGCGTTTTCTGCTAGAAGGCGAGTTGCCCCCTGAGCAATTCGACCAGCAAGTGTTGGTGCCTGTGTTGCCGCTCTCTCAATGCCAGCGGGAGTGAGGTAAGGCAATGCTTCAGCAAATACCCTTCCCTCTGTCGTTTGTGGAGTCAGCGCGCCTTGCTTAAGGCCAAAGTCCTGCTCTAATCCCTGCGTTGTTACTCGTGGTGCTGGTTGATATGTACCATCGCCAATACCGAGTTTACCGCCAGCCCAAGCCGCCGCGCTTGTTACAGCATCAGTGAGTTCAGAAGGTATGTTCGCTACGTTGATTCCTGCCTGTAGTAAGCCGCGCCCGGTTTCAGCAAGTCCATTACCAAGGTCAGACATTATTCCGCCTTGCTGCTGAACAGGTTTCGGTGCGACAGAACTTACGGGTTGAGGTGGCTGCTGACTGGCTGCCTGCTGCTCAATCTGAGCAAATGGATTATTTGGGTCTGACTGCACGCCTGATGCCGATACTTGTTCGGATGACTGTGCTTCCAGTTGTGCAAACGGGTTGTTAGGGTCTTGCTGAGGATGTACCTTTGCAGAGGTGGCGCGCTGTTCGACTGTTGAGTCTGTCACCGGGTCACCCGCCCATTGAGCAAAGCGATCATCAACGTAACCGCGGCCTTCAGGTCCTGGCGTATATTCACCACGCTTTGCCTTCATAACGTTGCCGGGACCGTCGTGATAAGCCTGAAGAGCGTCACGCCAGTTACCAAACTGCTGGTACATCTTTGCCAGATAGCGCGCGCCAGCGTCAGCCTGATATTCGGGGTTTTGCATTTGCTCATCGGTATAACCCATATCACGCCATGTCCCAGGCATGACCTGAGTCAATCCTACAGCCCCGGCGGAGCTTACTGCGGCAGGGTTGTAAGAAGACTCCTTGGCACCCAGTGCAGTCATCAACCCTTCTGGCACACCGTAACGTGCGCCAGCCTGCTCTAACAAATCACGGTAATTAGCCATTTACTGCCCCAAAGATGGAAGATATCCGTAGCGATTAATGAAGTCGATTGACAGCTCGGGGTGCTGCTTCAGGTAATCTATAGAAGCCTGAGGCGCTTCCACTCGCTTGATACCGTTTTGCTGAACGTACTTACCAACCGCCTCATTACGCTTCTGGTTGAGCGTGTTCAGGATGACGCCAGCGTTGCGACGAAAGGACTCCTCGCTCTGTGAGTTCTGCAGCGAACCAACAGCCTGGTCGAGCTTTTTGCCCTCGGCATCAGAAAGTGCGCCCATGCCTCGCATGGCCTGAACCGCTGTCAGGTATGCTTGGGATTTAAAGGTATCAAGTCGCGCCTGAGTGTCTGCAGCTTGTGAGCCTGGAACGTTGGGGATTGCTCCACGTAAGCCTGTAATGCTCTTAAGTGCAGGAGAATTAACGATATCGTTCAGAGTGAACATGCTGGTTGTGAGAGTGTTGATGCCGTCTTTGTAGCCATCATTTAGCTCTTGCTGCTTCTGCTGCAACTTCTGGTTGTTGGCTGCTATGCGGCTCTGTATTTCCTGGCGCTTCAGGTCGTTAGTTTCTGCTGATAGCATCCGGTCAAGGTGCTTATTTTCGTTGTTAATGCGGTTTGTTTCTGCGTCCAGATTAATGCGCTGCTGACCTAAATTTGCCTGGATATCTTGCCCACGCATTGTGATTGCCTGATTCCGGGCGGCGGTTTGCGAATCCAGATCCTGACCGCGCATGGTCACCTGGCGACCCTGCATTTTATCCTGAAGGTCAAAGTATTTTTCGGGTCCGAGACTGGCCATCCCCAGGTGATCGACAAATTCGCCGAACTGCTGCGGGTTCTGTTGGTACATCTGAGCGACATCCTGAGGATTAACGCCAACACGAGCTAACTCACCGGCGTTAGATTGCAGCCAGTTAGCCATCGCATCAGGAGACGATGACGCAAGGCGTGCGCCAGCCGCTAAGGTGCCGATAGAATTGCGCTGCTCTTCATCAATGAATCCCATGCCTTTACGAACGGATTCAATCTGGTCTGGATATTGAGTAGCTAACTGACGCAAAGCACCGCGATCACCAGACGCATAAGCATTAGCGTATGCCTGCTGAAATTCTTTCTGCCGCTGAGCCTGCTTTTCCTGCTGAAACACCCCCGCAATACCTGAAAGGCCTTGCAAAGCAGTCAGCCCAACATTGTTAGCGCCTGAACGCTCAATATCATTGTTCTGCCTGATAAGCTGAAGCGTATTGCCGATGTCATTTACGCTCGGAGCGTTTGAGTTGACGCCGCCGATACCAGCCAACAATCCGCCGTTTGTTCCTTGCCAAGTAGCCATGATTACCCCTTAAAACAACGAGCCAAGCAATCCGATACCAGCACCAATGCCAGCGCCCCAAGGCGTTGATGTTCCCAAAAGGCTGGCAAGACCTGCACCGGCAATCGCACCAGACGTGCCACCGCTAATTGCAGTCTGAAGACTTGATGGTTTATTGGCATTAGCAGCGGCAAGAGCTGCGCTTTGCTGTGCAATGCTGCTCATGTTGTTGGCGTACGTCTGCCCGGCGTTTGCCTGACCTTGCAGAGCACCAAGCCCAACGTTTGCCAGATTGTTGTAATTGCTCATCTGGTTTGACAACCAAGACTGACCGAGAGTCGGCGCGATCGTAGCCAGTTGATTGCTTGTGGCTGTCGAACCAAGTCCTCCCGTAGCCTCCGCAGCAGCAAGACTCTGGTAACGAGCCTGACCTGCAAGGTCTTTATACTGCTGAGAGTTGTAATACTGATTAAGTGCCTGCCCCTGACCTTCTAAACTGGAAAGGTTCTGAAGCTGGTTAACATACTGCTCCGCAAGAGGCGTGAACGGAGCAAGGTTTTTCATGATCGTCTGCCACTGCTGATTTTGCAGGTCTGCGGCATACTTCTGAGCTTCTGCTGCATACTTTGCGCTTTTATCAGAACTGCCACCTTTCCCGCCTTTTTCAGGGCAATAAGGTTCCTCGCCGCGCAGTTTTCTGCCCAGCTTAAATGCATATAACATGGCTATCTCCCGTGATTCAGGAAGTCGATTAGTTCTTCGCGTGTGGCGCTGTAAAAAGTCACGTCATCAACGCCTTTAAAGTATTTCTTGATGGTTCCGACACGCTTAAGGCCAATCATTGCGCAGTAAATCTGCCCGTGGCGGAATTTGCGTGCGGCGAACGATGTGACGCACTGAACGGTGGTGTTAGTCAGAATGTATCGCCAGAACGCCAGCCCGATTTCCTTGCTGAAGCCGCGAATCTCTGGCAGGTACATTGCGTGGCAATCGAATGTCAGCGGCTGAATCTCCTGATAGTAAACAATGCCGCCGAACTGCCCGTGCACGTTCACCTCAAAGTAACGGCAATCAGGTTTGTAGTCGTATCCATCACCGTTGTTGCTCCCGGCGATAATGTCAGGGTGATTTCCTACTGCTTCGATCAGGTCGATGTTTCGCGTTGGTTTGAATGTAATCATCAGTCAATCAGCCCATGTAATCTAAGTGCCGTTTCAAGCGCCAGAATACGCTGCCGCGCCTGCTGCAAACCTGTAGCGAGAGCTGCGACTTCGGATTGCGTGTACGTAGTGCCGACAGTGTATGACTGGTTTGCGTTGAATGAGCCAAGAAGTGGCGTACCTGTGGCTGCAGTCCATCCGGTCTGCCTTGCTCCAACGACCTGAATTCCATCAACTGAATATGATGTTTTTACATCCAGCGGTGACGCAAGAGACTGCGATTCGGTTACGGTTTTCGATACGTAATCACTCTTAATGTCAGATACATCGCTTTCTACGCCATCCAGTCTTTGGTCAACAGTGACCAGATGCGCCTGAATATCGATAACCTCATCCAGCAAGTAATCAACATCGCTACGCAGTACGACTATCTTCCCTTCGGCGGTTGTTAACCTGACCTCAAGGAGATTTATCGCTTTTGTGTTTGCGGTGATTCTTGCGTCGTGATCTGCCAGTTCGACGTCCTGTTCATCGTTTTTTACCTGAGCATCGTAAGCGCCCTGACCAGCCTGATTTGCCTTCCCGGCAATTGCGCCAACATCAGCACCCTGATTTATGACATACAGCAGGTAAGACTGGCTGAATATATTGCGTGGAAGGATTGATGTATCGAGCCGCGTAGCTTGGATGATTACCGGCACATTGAGATTCGAATCCGCCATTACTCAATCCTTATCTGGCAGCCAGACAGAGTGACAGGTGACTTAGTGATAACGCGCAATTTGAAGCCGACATTTTTCCTGATGCGCCCGACACGCTTCCACAAAACGCGTTTGTCGTAAACGAACGGTTCATTCTGCTCAATCATCTGCTCACGACCGTAATTGATGCCGTCAGTGGTTGCAGAGAGGAACAGGCGGTCGGCGTACTGAGCTACGCCAGTGGATGATTCCACCTCCAGATCGAAGCATCTGGCGTTATCCGCTTTGAACAACGGAGTAAACAGCAGGTGTTCTTGCTGTAGCCCATACTGGCTGCTGATGTCGAATTGCAATTTCCCGGTCACGGACTCCAGCTTATCGCCGCACGTTATCTGATTGCCTTCGTAAATGAAGTCGATAGCGCGGTACACATCGTCATACAGACCTGTTTTCAGCACACACCATTGCGGACCATTGGCGCTTGAAGATGCGTCGTACACCAGAACATGGCGCGGAAGATGGATAATCAGCAGCTCATGCGCATCAAATCGCAGAGACTCCATCACACCATCAGCCAGTTCATCAGCAGTGTAGGAGCGGAGAATTTTCTCAATGCTCGCGCTGGCGATTGGTGAAACCTGACCGGATCCGATGATGTATACAGACGGAGCACCTGTTGCCGGATTGCTGATGAACGCATAAGAATCAGCGAATGGCGTTTTGCAGTAAGTCCCGGCAATACCTTTCTGCACCATCAGTGATGGCTGTGCGACATACAAAGCAGCACCAACAGTGGTTGCACCAGTCAGGGAGAAATATTCAATAGTCGATGAACCAAAGCAGACGATGAAGTCTCGCCATGTCCCGATACCGAGGATACCGTCCGGCTGCGATTCTGCGCGATATTGTGCACTGTATCGGTCAGGGTGCGATTCGTCTTCAAGGTCAGTGATAAACCATGAATCAGTTCCGTCTTTTGACCACGCATAACGCCCACGTAAGCGCGTAATGTCGCGAACTGAACCTAACTCATACTGCGTGAATCCGCTGTCTGTAGGCCAGTTTGAGACTGTTTTAACCGTGCCATCATAACGATACTCGACCAGTTGACCATTAACGCCTACCGCCTGTGATGTCCGACCATGCGCCATTGATACGCGACCACTTCCGGCAACATCACCGACTTCACTTTCGCCCTTATACAGCTTGCCACCACACACGCGATAAACAGCATTCTGCGCCATGTTGTACTCGACGCCTCGCGATACGCCGTTCACATCAGAACGTTTGGCAATGCCCGGGAATGAGCGAAGATATCCGCTGCTGTTGAGGATTTCTTTGGGTGTAGCCAGCATATTCACTGGCAGATAGTCGATATAGTCGGCGTTTCGAAAGTCTTTGCCGACACCTTTCATAAGCGGAAGTTGCTGAATCGGCATTTATTCACCTATGCGTTTGGGATATCGCCATCAATCAGAGGGAGATTGCCTGGATAATATCGGTCAGATGTAAACACGTCATATTTATTACCCTGTCCTACAGGAAAATCTCCACGTCGTCGCATTGAAGGAACAACCAGAGTGTCGGTCATCAAGGCATCATATGAGCGTTGGGCGTTACTGAGAACTTGCGGAGTTGGCTCAAGGCTGTAATCAGATAGCATTCTCAGCAATAACTGATAGCCTGCTGCGTGTTTGTATTTTCTTGGAAGACCTGACTCATCATCTGGTAATGGTTGCTCATCTCCAGTTGCGAAAGCGTAACCAATGTCGCCGGGGTTAATCATCCACTCGGACATCATATCTTCCAGATCATTTACACCATCTTCAATTGATTGCGGCTCAACATCAGTCAGCGATGCATTAGAAGCAATAGCAAACTTACGAAGCGCAAAAAGGACGATCTCACCCTTTGTCAGTACTGTTGCCATTGTCTTCCGCCTTACGACCTCGCTTACTGGTCGGTTTCAATTCATCAACTGAGGCAACAAAGCCCAACTTTTCGAAAAACTGGAAGTCTTTTTCTGCGATAACGGCCTGTACATGCCCGGATTCGTTATCTGCGGCAAGGAATACACTCATGCGATCCATATTTTTCCTTAAAACATAAAAGGGGCGTAAGCCCCTTGTTATTACGGATTACCGAAGAACTGACCGCCCATGTGAGGGTTAAAGCACACATATGCAGGCAGTAAGTCGAAGCGCATTTTTTGCACGTTGGCATCGCCATCTGCGTATTTATGTACGCGGATAGAGAAACCTTCATATGTTGCAACAGCAGAATCAATACTGTGCAGTTTCGGTAGTGGGATAGAGCCAAGTCCACAGAAGAACTTGTTATAGAACAGGTTTGGCTTCATTGTCTGGCTAGCAGTGCCTACCACAGATACGGCATCGCCTGCCGCTACCTGACGACTTACAGAGTTGTACTGCGGGTTTGTAGTGTCATAAATCGGAACACCAGAAAGCGTAACCGTCACATCGCCACTGCTGTCTGAATCAGCATCAGCAGTAACCGTTGCTGTGAAGCTAATTGGTGTGGCTCCGTTATACAACGCCTGTTTGGTCTGCTGTTGCAGCCAGTAGGTATTGGTGAATTTAACCTGATTGAACCGCCCCGGGTTTCCTGGAGAGTGTTTTATCTGTGAACTCAGGCTGCCAGATCATCGTTTCCGATGGAAGCAT